AGGCGATGCAGTTGTCAGTGGTCTATCGGTGCGTGGATCTAATCAGCAATAGCGTGGCACAGCTACCATTGCGCATCTACGATCGAGACAAGAGACCGGTCGAGGGACAACTGGCCTATGTCATCAATGAGAGACCTAACAACACCATAAATCGCTTTAACTTTATTCGCCTGATGGTCTCTGCCATGATTTTGCGTGGCAACGCCTTTGCCGTCATTGAGAGAGACGGCAAAGGCGATGTCATTGCGCTACGATGGTGCGACCCTGATAGCGTGACGATAAAGGTCATCATTGGCGAGGATGACGGGCTGACTAGAGACGTTTTTTATGTGATCAACGGCAAGGCATACGAGAGCATCAACGTGTTGCATCTTATCAACTACACGTATGACGGCATCAACGGCATCAGTACAATATGGCACGCATGCAACTCGCTACAGATAGCAACAGGGAGCGAGGAGTCAGCCAAGTCGTTTTTCACGGGCGGTTGTAATCTGGGCGGCGTGCTGACTGTCAATAGCATGCTTAACGAGGAGCAAAAGCGCAAGCTAAAGGAGTCGTGGCAGTCGGCCTTTAGACCGGTCACAGGTACGCCGCAGGGCGTTGCAGTGCTTGAGGGGTCGATGCAATATACGCCTATCACGGTCAAGCCAGCAGATGCACAACTACTAGAGTCAAGGCAGTACAATGTAGTAGATATATGTAGGTTTTTTGGCGTGTCACCTACCAAGGTCTTTGACCTCACAAAGTCGAGTTATAGTACAATAGAGGCAGAGGCCTTGGGTTTTTTGTCGGACACATTACAGCCAATCTTAGCCAAGGTGGAGTGCGAGTTGTGCGCAAAGTTGCTGACTGCACAGCAAAGGCAGCTATATACCATCACCTTTGACACGACACCTCTTTTGAGGACTGACAAGGCAAGTTTAGCAAGCTACTTTAGCACGATGTTTAACATCGGAGCTCTGTCGCAGAACGAGATCCGCAAACAGATAGACTTGCCACCTATCGAGGGAGGAGACCGACACTATAGGCAGGTTAACTTAACAGACAATAGATATGAGCCAGACCAGCAACAATGACATAGAGAGGCGCAGTTGCGACCTCAGAGCGAGCGTCAGCGACGATGGTAAGATCAGCGGCTATGCGGCTGTCTTTAACTCGCTGTCGGAGGATCTAGGCGGCTTTAAAGAGATAATCACGGCAGATGCGCTTAATGGCGTAATAGAGCAGTCGGATGTCTTTGCAGTGCTTAATCATGACATAGACAGAGGCCTTTTGGCGAGGTCTAAGCAAGGTATCGGCACGCTTAAATTGTCGGTAGATAGCAAAGGTCTGCGCTACGAGTTTACGCCACCTGATACGCCGCTGGGCAAGGAGGTCACAGAGAGCATAAGGCGTGGCGATATTACTGGCAGTAGCTTTGCTTTTTCGGTCGAGTCGGACGACTGGAGCAAAGATTTCACATTGCGGACAATACGCAAGATACGTCGTCTATACGACGTGTCGCCAGTGTATCAGCCAGCCTATGAGGGTACGAGCGTGGCGTTACGGAGCCTAGAGGCAGCAAAGGACGAGGCGAAAAAGGCCTTGGCGGCATACTACGAGGATAAGAGGAGCAAACTAAAATAGAGTGTACCATGGACACATTAACACTGACGGAAAAAGAAAAGGCGTTGCAGGCAGAGGGCGAAAAGATCCTCAGTACTGCGCAGTCTGAGGGGCGCAAACTGACCGAAGAGGAAGAGACGAGGTTTGCAGCCATCGGCAAGGATCTAGAGGAGTGCAGGAGCAACAAGGCGGCCATACAGGCGCGCTTAGAGGCTTTTAGCAAGAGGGCAAACACGGTCGATGTCAAGGTTGGCGACGAGCGTGGCGGGCGGTTTAGCCTTTTGGCGGCCATCAACGGCATAGTCAACAGCCGTGCATTGTCGCCAGAGACTATCAGAGTGTTGGAGGCTGGGCGCAAGCAGATGGCGCAGAGCGGTCAGTCTTACAGCGGCCAGATACAGATGCCGATTGATACCCGTGCGCTTGACGGAGTACTCACGGGCGGCAATCTTTATCAGAGCGACACACACAACGGAGGTAAAGAGGCGGTACGTACTGACGTACTCGACATAGTCACAGGTCTGCGAGGCAACAGCGTATTGGCGGCAGCAGGCACGACGTACATGACTGGTCTTGTCGGCAATGTCGAGATACCACTATACAGCGGTAGCACTGTAGGGTGGGGGACTGAGGTTGCAAATGCCCAGAACGGCACCGGCACATTCGGTGCCAAGACTCTTACGCCAAAGAGACTGACGGCCTACATCGACGTATCAAAGCAGTTTTTGATACAGACGGCCGACACCGCTGAGGCGATGTTGCGAGCCGACATCATCAACGCACTCACGGCAGAGGTCGAAAAGGCACTGTTGACGACTACGGCAGTCAGCAATGCGCCAGCACCTATCGCAACGACCGACACCGACATTACGACGGCGGCAGATTGGTGGGGCTTGATAGCAACATTGGAGGCGGCTAACTACTATGGCGACTTTAGGGTTGTCTTGTCGCCGAGCCTTAAGGCAAGTTTGCACGACATCAAGATTGACAGCGGCAGTGGTAGGCTGTTGTACGATGCGGGCTACCTTGATGGCTACCCAGTCTTGACATCTACCAACTGCGCAAGCGGCTTGGGCTTTGTCGGCGTATGGCCAGAGTTAATCGTCGGTCAGTGGGGTGCTATCGACATCACCGTTGACCAGTACACGCAGGCGGCGGCTGGCAAGGTGCGCATCGTCGTCAACGCTTACTTTGACGCAGTATTGCGCCGTGCCGGTGCAATACAGGCGTTTGAGTACAAGGCACCAGCGGCGGCAGGTGGCAACTAATGCACTAGTTCTTTTTTTTAGTTATATTAGGGTTATTTGTTTCGCAAGGCGGGGGAGGAGGTTAAATTGCTTTCTCCCCCTTTGCGTAAAAAAAGGAGGTGAGATCATGACAGATACCGAGTGGCTGACGCTAATCAAAACGCATCTGCGCATAGACGTTGCCGATACCAACGACGACGACTATCTATTACAGTTGCGCAACACAGCGGCGGCGGCGGCACAATGGCAGATAGATGCGGAGCCGACACCACCGACCGACACAGATGCAGTCGAGGGCGATGGTGACGAGCCGACACCGACACCGACGACCGACCCACCCGCTGAGATAGTACAGGCAATGTTACTACTAATAGGCGAGTTGTACGCAAGGCGAGAGATTACAGGCGACAAGGCGACCGAGTTGCCAAAGTCATACGACTATCTTATAGGCACACATAGACGCTATACAGTATGCTGAGCGCAGGAGATCTAAAGGACGTATGCCAGATATATCAGCCGATACCTCACACTGATGTATATGGAGATGTCACCAACTACTATCAGAGCACAGGCACCTACCATTGCAAGATAGTCAAGGGTAAGGGTAATGCAATAGACGATGGTAATGAGGTCAGATATGTCTATCCGTTTACCTACATCTTTCGTCGGTCAGTCGAGGTCGGCGAATGGTACGTGATAGCACACAAGGGGCAATACTACGCCATTGACAGCGTAGTGGAGCATCAGGACTATATAGAGGTATCGACGCACACAATAGATGCGTCTATACTGCATTTTGAGGACGACTAAAAAAGAGCAGCACCATGATGGCCTACATGTCTGCGGACTACTCGCAACTGACAAAAGAGTGGCGAGAAACCGCTAAGAAACTAAAAAAGGAGTTGCAAAAGCCCCTCAATAAGGCGGCGACTATCCTCTACAAGGCGGTGCAGGCAGAGGCCAAGAAGTCAGTCAAGACAGGCACGGGGCGCAACATCACCGAGCAGATACGTAAAAAGCCGCTAAAGCAGAGGTTAGGCTATCAAGTCTATCAAATGGCGTATTTGGCGGGATGGATAGACAAAGGCACGCAGTATAGGCGCACAGGCGGGCGGCAAAGGCGTAAGGATCTACGGCAGGCTATCAAACTGCGCAAGTTGGTTGCGTCACTCTTAATAGCATCGAGCGGCAAAAATAGGGGCAAGATACCCGCCACAGAGTTTTGGCGGCGAGCGTTGGCGGCACATGGGTCTGAGGTTATCAACATCATACAGACGCATGATTTCAAGTGGATATTAGACGAGCATAACAGACGATAATGACATACGACAGCGAAAAGATAAAGAGGATATTGGACGGCCTTTCGTTGACCAGCTACCCAGTCGTAGCGGACACGGGCGCAAGTGCGCCATTCGTCACCTACAGACGCACAGACATCGAGTGGTGCAAAGATAACATCACAGAGGCGTGGTATGAGTTGACGTTGGTTGCCGACACATACGCAACGAGCGTTGCAATGCTTGCAACTGTCATAGGTTGTGGTGAGTGGGAGGTCAAAGACACAGGCGAGGAGACGTACAGCGATGGTTACTACATACAGACGCTGACGGTACTAGTAGATGTAATGTTTAACGCATAATATAAGCGGCGATGAATACTAATTACAAGGGTAAAAACCTACAGGTATTGATGGGCGGCAAGTCAATAGGCCTTGCCACCTCACACAGTCTGTCTATCACGGTTAACACGGCCGACACGACGACTAAAGACAGCGCAGGTCAGTGGAGCGATGCAGAGGTCACTACCATGCAGTGGTCAATGACAACCGACAACCTTTGCTCACATGGCACCGATGGTAGCGACACAGAGGCAATGATTGATGCGACGTTGGTGGGTGCTAAGGTTACAGTCTTGTTTGGGTTGGTCGCGCCTCTAGATGCGCAGGTGCCTACGGGCGGCTTTACGGTAAATGAGTCAGCCACCGACAAGTTTGCCTACACTGGTCAAGCGATCATTACGAGCATCAGCGTGACTGCAAACAACGGCGAAAAGGCGACATTTAGCGTCACCTTTACTGGCGTGGGAGCCTTGACAAAGGTAGTGCCAGCACAGGCAGGTCAGTAGAGATAAGAGAGAGTACGAGAGTCTATTTTCAGAGTTAGATGGAGGGGTTGTTGCGACAACAGCCCCTTTTTTAAAACATCAGACAATGGCGGCAATAACATTACTAACTATAAGCATAATAGCGATAATATTTATCTTGGCATTATGGAGCATAATAAAATAGGCGGTGTCGAGTTACGGCACAACTTTGCAACAATGTTGCTGTGGGAGCAGGTGACCGGACAGCCATTTGCGCTGGCTAACGTCACCGATATTGTTAAGTACGCCTACATTTGTTACATAGATGCGGGCGGCGAGGGTAAAGATCTAGTTGCGTTTGCAAGAGAGCTGACCAACGACCATGTAGAGGCGTTGATGGCGCAGATGTTGTCGAACACGCCAAAGGTAGCAGAGGAGGGTAAAAAAAAAGCGTAGGCGACTTATTCGCGTACCTTGTCTTGTATCTACGTTTGCCACCGCAGTACGTATTGCGGGAAATGTCAGTATATGAGTGTGAGATCTTGTGCAAAAACTATCATTACGCAATACGTGACGACTGGGAGCGACTGAGACAACTAATGTATGCCTTGGGAGCCAAGGCAGACAGCATCAAGTATGATTGGGACAACCAGCCAGTTGGCGATGGTGGCGGTCATAGCGTACCGACAGATGCCGAGTTGGACGAGGTAGCAGCATGGGCAAAGCAGTTTAACATAAAAACAGACTAACATGGCGGCAAAAGAGGGCGAGTATAGCGTAAGAGTCACGGCTAAGACTAAGGAGTATGACGAGGCCTTAAAAGGACTACAGCAGACGGCCGAAAGGACACGCAAGAAGCTAGAGCAGGGCAACAGCACAATCAAGCAGATGGGGCGGTCGATAAAGGCCGACATTGCTGGCGGTCTTGCATCAGCGACGGAAAATGCGGGCGGTCTGGGTAAGGGCTTGTCGCAAGTCTTTAAGGGCGGTCTGGGTCCGATGGCAATATTTTCGGCAGCGTTGGCGGCTATCAAGGGTATATTTGACAATCTAATAGCTAAATCGCAGACCTTTGGTGACACCATCGCACGTGTCACTGCACAGGCGGGTGCGGCCTTGTCGTATGCCTTTGACCCGTCCAACTGGGGTGAGGGCTTTGTTGACGGACTTAAGGAGGCCATGGCGGCGGCTGGGCAACTTGCCGACGCATCAGATGCCGTCGGCACGCATCTTATCGAGTGGCAGGCTAAGGAGGCACGACTAAATGACACCTTAGCGGAGTCGCAGGCTATCATAACAGACACCGCATCGACAGAAGAACAGAGGGCGGCAGCCGTCGAAAAGGCACAGGCGGCGGCCGCTGAGTATGCGCAGGGAGTCAAGATACTTAATGACGCACGACGGCAAGAAATTGACATGATCATCAAAGACACAGCGGCGCAGAGTCGGTTAGCACTGAGTCAAGAGGAGGTTAATTTTATCATGTCGAAAGGCATAGAAGATGTTGATGCGATGGTGGCGGCTGGCGGTAATCTTGCTAAGTTTGCCGACGCAATGAGCGACGATACACACCGCAAATTAGTCGAGGCGAGAGCGCAGATCAATCAGCTAGACAAGGCGGCTAATGACTATAGCAAGAGAGTTGCAATACTGACTAAGAGAGACGCCAAGACAGAGACCAAGGTGCAGGTAAAGTTGGAGCCAGCCATACCAGAAGGCAGTTATGCGGCAATCAAGAAAAAGATAGCAGCACTGCAAAAGCAGTTGGAGTTGACGATACCAGCGAGCATTGACGACTACCGCATCAGGACAGAGATTGACATGCTAAATGAGCAGCTAAAAGGAGAGAACAAGGCAGTACTAGGTATTAAGGCAGAGCTAGACGTTAAGAGCGTCACCGAGGGTCTACAGCTAGTCAAGCGAGATGTTAAGGAGGTGACAGACTACACTAAGACGTTAGAGGGAGTGCAGGGAGTCTTTGGATCATTAGGTCAAATGGTGCAGGCGGTCGGTCAGAGTAGTCAAGAGGCAGCGGTCGGTGTGCAAGCATTGGCAATAGCCGAGCAGATAGCAGCAATGGCATCAGCGATCTATAATGCGTCAAAGGGCGACCCATACACCGTGGCGGCTAGAGTCATAGCGGCGGCGGCGGCTATCACATCGGCAATAGTAACGATACAGTCACTATCAAAGCGCAATGGCTTTGCCGAGGGTGGTATTGTGCAGGGTCAGTTTGAGAGCGGCGACCGGCAGATAATAGCGGTCAATGCCGGCGAAATGATCCTTACAAAGAGCCAGCAGTCGAGGCTATTTGACATGATCAATAAGCCGATGGTGGCGGGCGGTCAAGGCGGGCAGGTCACATTCCGTGTCGAGGGGCGTGATTTGGTCGGTGTTTTGGAGGCATACGGACGATATAACCAGCGGTCTATATGAGCAGCTATTTTATCAATCAGCAGGGGCAAAGAGTCGATATTGTCTGTACTGCACTGACAGACATCGAGGTGGTATCACTGTCGATAGACGAGGCGACAAACTACGATCTTTTTGCAGTCAGAGGGCGCACACTATCGCTGACGTGGCTGACTGGCGACTCGACACTATATTACAACTCTCTACGAGGCACGGCAATCAGCGTCAAGGTTGACAATGTGACTATCTTTGACGGGGTTATCAGCACAACACCATCGCAACAGCCATACAATTACAAGCTAGAGCGATACACTATCTACGCCGACGACTCGCTAACGGCCACTAAGTATCTAGGCTATACGACGCAAGAGGAGACGCTATCTAGCGTCTTTGCAAATTACTTGCAAGGCTACACCTACACGCAGTGCGTAGATGTGCCATTGCTAACTACTCGCATCACGCTAGAGATGCTGACCGACACGACAACAACTGTATGGGAGTTGCTTGCGGAGTTGGCGAAGTTGCTAAACATCGAGATTACGAGTAGAGACAAGCGAGCGGGGTCGGCAGTCGTCGGTACTGCCGTGGCAGTCACGCCACAACGGGCGACAACACAGTTAGGCGTGCTAGATGCGATACATGCGGCAGAGGTCGAGATCCAGGAGGAGACAACAGGCGATGGTGGTGTAATACCAGCAGAGGAGGCAGAGTTGCAAACGACATGGGGCGCACTTGTCAAGGATATAGCGCAGATAAGTAGCGGCTATGTTGACGACAATAACGCATGGGTGCAGCCGACTGAGGGCTTGATGGATGCAACATTGACGGGGCTTGATGTCAATAACAAGTACGACAGCGAGACCGGCAAAATCACCAACAGAGCCCATAATGCACGTTTTGAGTGCTATCAAAAAGTAGCGCAGTACTACCGATTAGGTCAGACAGATGGCGTGACCTATTTAGCCAATCAATGCTACGAAATACAGATGGCGGTGGACTATCAGAGCGTGCCACCGCTGGGCTTTGCCGAGACACCGAAAGGTGCGCCAACATTTACTCAGCGCACGTTGATATATCCTACAGACCTCAACATCGGCAGTACTAATATCGACGGGTCAGCGAGCGTAGAAGCGACATTTGCGGATCTTGACTTAGAGCAGGTATATTTTACAAAGCGGTACAGCGTGACAGTGCCGGCTAAGACGACGTACAAGCCAAAGACATATTTATTGATCAATGGCGATGTCAAGCTATACCCGTGGCAGCGTCGTGACGGCCTTATATCCTTTAATAATCAATCGACGCTAGTTATACGAGGCAATCACCCATACGAGGAGGTAGCGAGTAATGAGCAGATGCACTTAGTAGTGCGTTGTTACAGCGGCACGACATTGCTAAGGACTGAGGATCTATGGGTCTGGCTCGCAGGCGGCAAAAAGGACGCATTAAACGTAAGCGTGTATAATAATGTCACATGGGACAAGGGTATAAGCGCATCAGGCTTTGCCGTTGCTATGCCTGATACTATCGACACGTGCGACAGCATCGAGGTTGATTTCATGGGCATTGGAGGCTGGCGTGGCATCCTTGCCAATAATAAATTTAACCCTACGCCAGACACGCAGAGTAATGAACAGTGGAGGTACGCAACACTACCCGATACCTTTAGATGCTATCAGATAGCAGTCAAGGCCTACAGCGTCAATCTGTCTTTTGAGTTTGCGAGCGGCTATCTAGAGGACACGCCACCGACCGACATCGACACAACACCGACGGCAACAGGAGACGAGGAGCGCACATCATACTTTTACTGGGATCAAGACGCAGGCATTGACGAGGTGACGTATAGCAACCTCTTTAATAGTCTTGTCGAGGTAGCTGGCAAAAATACGGTCAAGGTCGGAGACGGTTATCTAGGCAAGGTAACGAGCAGTCTGTATCAGGGCAGTCATTATGTCGAGGAGTACCAGTTGGCGACGATCATCGACAACCGCAGTACGTCAGCAAGTGTCGTGAGGCTGACGCTTGACTCTCTAGAGCGCATCATTACGTACAACTCGGTCAAATATCGTCTTGTCGGTTATAGTCACAACCTTGTCACAGGTCTTTACGATTGTAGCTATATCGAGGTCAAGGCATGCACAACTATCGAAAATTGATATTATGTTAATCAAGAGAAAGACAATAAGGCGGTCGAGGGGTGGCGGGTCTGCCGATGGTGGCGGCACGCAGACGGTCAAGGTGGGCGAAAACGAGTATAAGCAAGAGGGTGGGGTGGTCTCGCTACCTCAGTACGTCACGCACATCGACGACACCATTGCTGACCGCTACCCAGACAACGACGGCAAAGTAACACTGCCTAAGATCCCGAGGTCGGTGTCTGTCAATGGCAGCACATACACGCCAGATGGCGCAGGAGACATCGACCTAGGCACCATTGGCGGCGGCGGTGGTGGGTCGGTTAACAGCGTGTCGGCAAATGGCACGACATACACGCCAGATGGCAGTGGCGATGTCAATGTTGGCGCAATGGTCAAGGCTATCAGATATATCAATACGGACTATGCGCCAGATGCAGATGGCAAGGTGACTATCAACAGTATTGCGGGCTACTTTGCCAGCGGGCTTAATGGCCTCAACATCAACGGCACGACACAGAGACCTCTTGAATACGACCCGACAACGCAACACCTTCTTTACTCCCTCGACTCTTCCAACACGACGACCTC